GCGGCGAGGATAAACCGTTCACGTGCTTGGACACAATTCGTGAGCTTGGCTTGCCTGAAGAGAAAATCCAAGTTCTTCACGTTGAGCTCCCATCTGCCGAGGAAGCACCCGACCCGTGGGTTCGTGAGCGAGGGCAGCGAGACGCACTCGGCGTAGGGCTGCATATGATGCCGGAGGATGCAGTCTTTATATGCTCTGACTGCGACGAAATCGCGAATCCAGCTAAGTTTTCTGAGCTGTTAGAAGTTGTGAAAGAGGAAAAGGATAAGATCGTGCGTCTCAGTATGTCCATGCACTATGGGCGAGCGGACCGTCAGCTAGTTTCGCCGAGCGGTGAGCTCTTCGATTGGCGTTGTGGCGTAGTCAGCACCGTGGGCCAGTTGAAGGAGTTTGGTACTTTATCCTCTATGCGTGCCACGCAGAACAATAGATATTTTGGTACTAGAGATGCAGGATGGCATCTAAGCTGGATGGGCGACGCTGATAAACGCAAGACTAAGTTACGTTCCATCGCCGAGTACTACATCTGGGATCGCCCGGAAGTTCAGAAATTGTGTGATGAGTTTGAGCCTAAGGAGGGACATACAGACATGCTGGGTCGCGAAGATCATCTATTGACTTCGTACCCAGTCGAGGATTTGCCTGAGGAAGCGGTTAAACTGGAAAGAGTCAAAGCGTATCTACTGCCAGATGGCTGACAAAATGCCTGCAGAGCTTCTTGAAAAGTTCGCTAAGGACCGCGAAGCTAAGAAAGCCCCTAGCGGTGACGCAGTGAGTGGCTCCGAGGAGACTCGTAAGCGTGCCAAAGTTAAAGCCAAGAAGGCTAAAGAAGGTATCTTCCGTAAGTGATCCTTTTTTAGGGTCTTTTTTACTCGTGATGTGTGTAGATGGCCAGCTCGACTGAAACTAGAAAAAGGTTCAACGAGATCTTAGAGGCGTCGCGCACTCAGGATCGAAGCAACCAGGCATCGACCATGGTTGTTTTGAGCCATCTGCAGCAGATGACTCTTCTGATGATGAAGAAGGGTCTGGCTTTTTACTGCGACCAAGACACCTACAAGAGCCGTACTCGGTTCTTGGAAGATGTCATAGCTCTAAACAAGCTGGATATTCGTTTTCCTACGATTATCCGCAACTTTTTAATCGACGGGTGCGGTCTTTTTTACTTCCGACCCGACCCTAAGCTTAAGTATCAAATTTATTTTTTCAACAAAAACCAATACAGGGTATATCACGATGTAAATGGTGAGGTTGAAGAAGTAATTATCGTCTATAGCTACAAGGTAAAGAACGCAAACCTGGGTCTACCTAGTAATAGTTACGGACAGAACAAGCGTTACGTTCGTTTAACGATTACAGCAGACGAGATTAGTGAAGTAGAGACTGATACTGAGCTTAGTTTTGACCTAGAGCCCGGCTCAGTCCTGACTCCGGCCAAGAAACGCCCTAACACGCTTGGTTTTATACCTGCTGTTGAGGTTTTAAACAAGCCAAACGCCAGTGGTACTGAAGGAGAGGGCGAATTTGACCCGTTTATGGAGCAAATCACGCTCCATGACGAGTTAACTCGCAATATTGCTAAGAATATTGAGTTCTTTGGCAACCCCACGCTGATTAGCTCGCGTCCCCGCAGCGATCTGGTCGAAGCGAGCGATGCTGGGAGCACTTTTAGGCCGACAATCAGCAGCCAGAGTGGTTTTTCGGGTGTTGATAGCCCTTCGACTCGCGTAAGTGAGCCGTTTGGAGCCGGAATGGGCGGCGGTTTGCGTGTTCCGCGCATTATCGCCAATGTCGAGCCGTCAGACCGCGTGGGTTACATGACCCCCGACCCGGTTAACGGTGATATGAACCGTTACACGCTCCTCCTGCGGGAAGAGATCCGTACGGCTCTTGGTGGTGTTGACGAAATCTCTATTTCGGCCGGCGCTACCGCAACGGAGATCAAAGGTTTGATGGGTCGTGCTCAAGCCACGGCTCTTCGCAAAAATAAAAGTTTCTTGACGTATGGGTTTAATCGTCTCTTGGAGATGATGCTCTATCACCAAGAAGTAATCTTCCGTGAGTCGTTTATCGCAGCTGCCGGACTTAAGGAGCCTAGTTTACCCAAAGAACAAACGGAAGAAAATACAGAAAAGTACCAAAAGTCTCTAGCTCGATTTGAGGCCAAGGTCACTCAAGCAATTCAACTTTCTCTTCAGGAAAATAAAGTCCCTCCGGGGGTTATTGGTTTACCTGAAGACGGGGAACGCACTGTTACTTATAGGTATCAGGGCGACGTTTACGAGGATACAGCGTACGACATCAACCAGAAGTCGATCGTTGTTCGTAACCTGCAAGAGCTTGGTGTAGACAGCATCGAGGCTCTTAAATTCCTTTTTCCTGAGAAGACTGACTCTGAGAGAGCTGAGATGTTGAAGGGTTTCCCCTTCCGCATGGTGCAGCAAACTCAATCAGCAATGCAACAATTTCTGGTATTATTAAGCCAGATGTTGCAGTCGCCGCATCCCCTTGCGCCTAATCAGCCACTTGCGGCTGATCCTAGACTGAACATAACTCCGCTCCTTTACAGGACATTCGACCACCTCGCGGAAGAACTAACTTACTCGGGTAGCTATGAGCCAGCAGATCCAAGCTTCGACCCCGAGCCCGGTCTCCCCGGCGGCAGCCCCGGCGGTATATTCGGACCAGGGCTCAACCGCCTACCCGCAGTGGGTGGCGCAAACCTCTACCCCGGCGGCAGCTTCGGTACCTACAGCCCAACCGCCGTCGCAGGTACAACAGGCTACGGACCCTTCTACCAGCAACCAGTACAACCAGTTAACGTCGCAATCCTCCCCGAGCAACCCTTGGGAAGCAGCGATGGGCTCTCTGGAGCGGGTGCTGTCCCAGGTCAACTCGCAATCCCTCAGCCAGGTTCAACAGTCGCCTTACCAGGTGGCACCGCAACCGGCTACTCAACTGAGCAATCAGAGTTTACAGGCCCAACCCTGGGCTTACCAGGAACAGCAGGTAGCGCCGACCTCGTTTACCAACGCTTTACCGACCCAAACTTCCTCGCAAACTTCTACGGACCCGCAAACGAGCGTAAGCCCCGTAACCGCCGAGGTCGTTAATCACTTCGGGATTGAAGCTCCCGGCATCCTGAATCAGTACTCCTGCTCGCTTGAGGATCTCCTCATCGATCAGGCTCAGAAGATGGATGTCCTGGCTGCTCGCCACGATGCGATGCAGACCATCCTCACTGATCCTGATCACTTGGCTAACTACACTGATCGTTATTTCACCGAAGTTGTCCCCGTGGACATTGACGGTGATACCGCCAACTATCAGCAACAGGCTCAGGCTTATCAGCCCAGCTACGACATGCCCGCTCCCCCCGCTAATGCAGGTGGTTCGGTCAACGGAGGCCAGCCCCAGCAGCAGTGGGAGCAGTTCAGCGACGTTATGAACCGCAGCCCTGAGAACGCCTGGCGTGTTCTTCAGCAAATGGGTCCCGAAGCTATGCGTAGCAAGCTTCTTTTTATGGATCCTGCTTGATAGCATTAACAAGCCAAGGTTTGGAGCCTCCCGTAGTTGGGAGGCTTTTTTCTTGCTAATCTTCTGTTAAAAGGATTTGTGCCATGCGTTCTCTTGACTACCGCCCTCGCAGAGAGGACTCTAAAAAAGAAGAAGTCAAAGAAGTACTCCCTAAGGCTCAGTCAAATGAGCCTGAAGCCGAGGCTACTGACAGTTTTGACGAATCAGTAGTTATTAACTGATATCGTCTTCCTTCTCTTTGCCGATACGACGCTCAAGTTCTTTCTCAGCTAGTCGTTCTGCAGCTGCCAGAATCCTGATTCCGGCGTAACCAATAATAAATGAGGTCGCTATGGCTTCATTTTTTGTAAGGTTGAATCGATCTTCGATGGCTGGACTGACAAAAGTTGCCAGCATGTAGCCGACGAGAGAAGCTTTAACTAGATACGGAATAACCTTTTTAATCCCACGTGGGTGGGTTAAGCTTTCGGTTATAGAGCCTGAGAAACAGGCTATAGATGCTTCTGGGTCTTCGAAGAAAACCGTAAGGGCTCTCTCGATGTGGGAGGTCATGAGCCCTTACAAGTTCTTAAATATTTTAAAGCAAGTAGAATCAAATAAGCTGGAGTGGCACTATGGTATACACACCGCAGACTAACTGGAAATACGATAAAAACCTTTATCGCCCGATTCAGTCGGGTCCACAGCGGACTGGTGACGATCAAAATCTGATTGATACTTACTTAACTGTTTCAAGCGGATACGTACCTCCTTCTGGTATTCAACAGACTTGGTTCGGTGTTAATGATGAGGGTGCCGACTTCGGACGCATCCCCGTGGGGCCTCCGAATATCAGCGGTTACTTCACGACGGATTGGCGTGCAGTCCCTCCTGCTGTTTCTGGTTACTGGACTAACTACGAAAACACTCAGCCTCATGCGTCTGGGTTATTAGATAGTTATGTCGGCTTTCGTGCCCAAGGTATTTACAGCACTGCTAACGCGAGTGTTCAGACTGCTTATGGGCCTGAACCTGGTTTGCGTAACTTCGGTACGCACACTTGGTACGGTGAGCAGATTCCTGATAACCAGATCTACTCTCCTTTCCAAACACCTAGCTCGAACGACAATACGCTAGATGGTGGCGGTATTACTGGCGGAGGAGTCACGCATCCTAGGGTTGCGTCCCCTTCACTCACCAACCCGACTAACGACACGTCAGGCTCTCGTGCCGCGTGGGTGTACCACCACCCTGTGTACTGCCAGAGTTTTACGGAAACTCGTTATACCGGTGTACCCGGTCAGATGGGCTCTCCGGTGCGTAACAGCTATCGCGGCAAATCTTTAAGGTATGTACCTAACTACGGTTCTGTGTATGGTGTGCTTGGTGAAGGTGTGCGTAACATGGTGCGCACTTTTAGCCCCGGCACCAAGATTTAAACCGCTAAGAGTGCGACATTCTGTAGTTTATAGCGGCTTGTTAACTCTTATAGTTAGTAGGTAGTTTTTTCGGAGATAGACGTTGTTTATTGACAACGACTTCCCGAAGATCCTTGGTGCGGAACTTTACCGTCCTCACCCCGCATACATCGTTGAGATGGCTGCGGAGCCTGTGGTTGTTCACGACTTCTCGAAGCAGCCCGGCCAGACGGTTCAGTTAGATCGCTACCGGTTCTTCGGTAATCCTGGTTCTAAAGAATCTCGTGAGCGTACTGCTGAGCAGACCATTGGTACTGCTAACAGTCGCAATATTGTGAAGGATAAGGTGCTGGTGACTCTTCGTGAGTACACCGGTCCTGCTGACCCGAGTGATCCTACTCAGCCCAGCACTTTCAAGATTGCGCGTGAAACCCTGATTACCGCCCAGCGTCTGCTGCTGGATACCGGTAACCTCACCACTTTCCACCAATCCATCGGCAGCCTAACTCTGCTCGACGACTATCGTCGTTGGCGCGATCGGGTGTTCATCAACGAACTCCTGAAGGCTGTTTCCAAGGGTCAAGCTTCTGATTCCCAAGGCGGTTACTACTTCCCTGGTGATCTCGCCACTGGCGCTCTGACCTACACCAACGCCGAGCAAGCTAAGTTCGACGTTAAGGACGACCTGCTGCGCGTGGTGAAGAGCCTGCGTAAGCGGAACACTCCTACCTTCCAGGATGGTTTCTATCGCTGCGTTTGCGATCCCACCTTCCTGATGCACCTGCGTCAGAACAGCGACTTCCGCGAAGTTGCTCGTTACCCTGGCAACGGTCAAATCAACCCCCTCATGTCCGGGATGCAGCCCAACGCTGCCCTGTACATGGGTCAAGGCTTCGGCCAAGCCACCTTCGTGGCTGGCGAGCCGATTATGCCCACCGGCTTCGTGTTTGAAGGCGTGCGATTCTTCGAATCGACCAACATGCCTACTCAAACTCAGAGTGCGACCATCGCCTCCAGCACCGCTGATTACAACGCTGCTGTCGGTATCTTCTTTGGTCCTCAGGCCGTTGGCGTTGGCATCGGTGGCAACAATGCCCAGGTGCTCCTTAACAACAACGACGACTTCAGCCGTTTTATCATGATGATTTGGAGCCTGTATGCAGGTTTCGAACTTCTGAACGCTGACTTCGTCACCGTTGGTTACTCTTTCGACGCTTGAGGAGGTAACTAACAATGGCGATCAACTCTAACCAGCTCCACGTTGCCAAGATCTATCCTGGCAACTACACCAACGTTCTTCGTTACTGGCACGAAGAAAAAACCATGCAGTTCGAGAACGCCAATGGCGTTCAAACGAGCTACACCAACCAACCCGTTGGTGGCCCCGTGGGCGTGGTCTTCCGTCCCGGCTGGATTGCCCAGCAGGCTGTCGGTTATGTGGACCTGAGCTACCAAGCTCTCGGCACCAACAACCAGCTGGCCTACTACACCCAGCCTTACGGTTCCGGTCAGAACGCTGCTGCGCAGCCTTTCCTGAACGCTTCCGTAATCGTTCCTTCGCCCGA